TTTATTTTGGCGTATCTCAAGTGCCTAATATTAAATATCCTAAAGCGAAATTCGATTTGAATTTAGTAGCTGAAAAGGCTCTTGAATATGGAAAAATACAAACAGGATTAAAGAAAGTAACCAAGAAAGATTTGATATGGATACTAAGAAGGTGCCTGAAAAAAAGCCGATAATGGTGCGCCGGTTAACGCCGCCGCCTGAAATACAATTTGTTCTTATTCAAAAGGATAAATTGCGGCCTCATCCTAATAAATGGATGCGTATTATTTTAAAGTTTTTTGGGGAAGGATTTTAATGGCTACAAATAAAGAGTTTTCGAATGATAGATATTTCGTGCATTGTTGTGAAAAATCTGACATAAAGCCTACAATTCGGCAAGCATCTAAATTTAAACAAAAACGCGGCACTGCATATAAAACCCATTTAAAATTAACACATCAAAAAATATGACAGCCGGCACATATTATTTAACCGAATATCAGGCGCGCCTAATCAAAGCCTGCGATGAAATCGTTAAGCATGGTTTTGGTGAAATCACTATTAGTGTGTCAGAAATTCGGAATGATTATAAAACTAAGGTAATTATTTTAGCCGGACGTAGTTGGGTATACTTTGTTGAAAAGGAACTGCCAAAATTCAGAGAGGATAGTGGATTATGAAGAAAAACATAAAAGAAGGTGATCAGGTTTATTTTGTAGATAATCATGGACAACATGCTGCAAAAATTTTACATATCCCTGCAGGAGAAGGTGATTTATGGCAGATAGAATTGACAAATGAAAAAACTATAAGAGCTTTTAATCCTTATCATTCAGATTTCATGTATATGGAAAAAATAATAGAATAAGCTCAAAGGCGGCAGACGGCCTATCCCGTTGTCCTAAAAAGGAGCGCCCGGGGGGATGGCTACCCGGTGATACGCCCGCCTTTGTGCCCCTTTACAAAAACGCAATGATCGTGTATACTCATTTTAGCTGCTTCTATCAAGCGGGGTGTACCTGTTTGATTGATCTTTATGTATATAGGGTATAGTTAGCGCTTAAAATCCGTGTCATGGTTGGATGTTATCGTTCGGGCAATCCGAAAGCAGCTAATTTGACAAAGCAATGATCATATGATATAGTTGTAGTGTTAATTCTGAAAAGCAGAGGTCAATAGAACTCGAGGCCCAAGAGGGTTATGCAGCATAAGTCTGCATGGCTCTCTTTTTTTTATTATGAGAATAAAAAGACAAAAATATAAAGTGAATAGATTGAAGGGTATGAGCCAGTATAATGCTGCGCGTGCTGCCGGCTATTGTCATTATACGGCCACAAAAGCATGTCGCATTGAAAAGGGAGTGAACGGGAGTATTATGCAAGCTCTTGAACAAGCCGGCTTTACAGATAAATTCATTTCTGAATATATACATGAAGCATTGAAAGCTACACGTTTTCAATCATGTGATGTGTATGTTCAAAATGAAAATGGTCAATATAAAATTAATGAAAATTCAAATGATTTTATAGAAGTTCCTGATTGGAACGCCCGCCACAAATTTTTTGATACTATGTTAAAGCTACAAGGTAAAATTAAGACCGGCCCGGTAGCGGTCGCAAGCGTAAAGATAACCAACGGAAATGGAAAACTCAACGGCGACGACAAAACCCAACAGCAAAAAATCCTCTCCCGGCTTGGCAAATATTTCGAAGCATAGTTTTATCCATTTCTTCTACGGCATCTTTATGCTTGGCGTTTGGCGAGTTGAGGGTGAATTTGAAGGTGGCAAGCACCTTGAGGAATGGGCATATAGATTACAAAAACATCGGAGAACATCAACCGTATCAGCCCGGTATCACATAAAAACTACTCTTGCGCTCGGTTTCTTGGCTTGGCAGATGTACCGGATGGAAAGAATGTTTAATGAATGGTTGCTCATAGGTTATACAGGCGATTTAGCGGGCCATCATTTAAAACGTGGTAAGCGTTATTTAACAGAAATACCTGAATATTTTAAAGATTACAAATCCACAACAAGCGCAGAAACGATAATGCGTTATCAAAAGGATGGCTGTGAATTTATCTGCGAGCCAGAAGGTATACATAGTTTTAAGCGTGGCCGCCACCCCCGGGGTATTATATGCGACGACATCTTGCGCGATCCGGAGGTTAAGCTTGATATTTCTCAATTGGTAAAAATAGAACGTGTTTTTGTAGATCAAATAATGCCTATGCCAAAGGAAGATTTGCATATCTTTGGCACACCGCAAGATCAGCAAGATTTGTTTCATAGATTAGAGCAAATGTCATCGTTTAATTGTAAACGTTATCCTGCTATAATAAATGAAACAAAGAAACAGGTATTGTGGCCCGAAGTATGGTCATACGATCGCTTAGTTCAACAGCGCAAAGATATGCGCGAGCGTTCATTTAATAAAGAGTTCCAATGCCGGCCGGTACGCAGCGAAGAAGGCTATTTCACGATTGAGGAATTGGATTCAGTAATAAAGGCAAGGCTTAGAAATTATGGATACGCAAGAAAATGCAAAACTGATAAATATTGTTATGGTGGCTATGATCTTGGAAAGAAACGGCATCCATCACACATATCTATATTCGCAGAGAGTAGGCGAGGAAAGCTCATCCAAGTTGCATCTATTTGGATGGATGGGTGGGATTATACAAGACAGCTTGAGATATGCCAAATGCTTTCCAAACATTACACAATTCAGGGTTTTCAATATGACGATACAAGAGCCGAATTGGAAGGGTTTAATGAGCGCGGCGAACTCCCGCCTGAAATGGAAGGGGTATCATTCACACAAAAAAGGAAATTCGAAATTGCCGCGACGTTCGAAAAAGAAATCAAATCAGGGAATATAATGTTGCTACCCGATGAACGTCAGAAGCGTCAGATATTAAACGTTGATAACGATTTAAAAAGCATGGAAACGGCAGAAGGCCACGGCGATGCGTTTTGGAGTAACGCATTAGCTATAGATGCAGCCCGGGGTGCGATGCCGAATATAAGGTGATAAATGGGATTTATAGCCGATATTAAATTGTTGCTTAAATTGCATCAAGTCGAAAAGCAAACAGGCACCGGGGCCAATACAGTAAATATCCGATCACCATTGGTAACATCATTCAACAATACATGGGGCAAGCCATCACCATTTGATTTCAACAGGCTTGTTGATAGCGCTGAAAGTTGGTCTTTTGTAGCTGCATATAAGAATGGTTTCTCTGTAGCCAAAGTGCCGCTTAAACTTTTTCAGGAAATTAAAGGGGTCGATGGCCAAACAGAACTCAAGCCTATAACAGATCATCCTTTCCTTGATTTAATGAAAACCATAAATCCCTTCTTTAACCGCTTTGAGATATTGGCCATTACACAGATATTCCTTGAGATAACCGGCAATGCCTATTGGTGGCTCGTGAAAGATAATCTTGGCATTCCCCGGGAACTATGGTATTTGCCTTCACATTGGGTACAAGTGATACCCTCAAAGACAGAATTCGTGGCCGGATATATTATGCGCGTTCCGGGTGAAGCGCAGCCGGTACCTTTTGCAGCAGATGAAGTAATCCAGTTTAAATTCCCTACCTTGCATGATCCCCATTATGGTACGCCGCCTATGTTCGGCGCGATAATGGATGTCGATCTTAATAAAAATATAAAGACATACGGCATCAACTTTATGAATAACGACGCACGGCCATCAGGTATACTTTCAACGGAGAAGGCTCTTACAGAGCCAATGTACAACCGTTTAATGACAGCTTGGCGGTTAAAATATGGTGGATCGAAGAATGCGGGCAAAATAGCCATATTGGAAAAAGGATTAAAATATCAGCAAATAGGATCAGGATTGGGCGATATTAATTTCCCTGATGCACAACGATCCGTGCGTGATGGCATACTGGCTGCTTTTGGCGTGCCGGCATCGAAGCTCGGGCTTGTAGAAGATGTTAACCGGGCTAATGCGGAAGCTGCTGATTTCACATATCAGAACGAAACCATTGTGCCGCGCTTGATACTTTTAGAAGAAAAGCTAAATGAAAAGTTTATACCATTGTACGATTCTAAACTCGTTGTTAAGTTTGACAATCCAGTACCAAAGGATAAGGAATTCAGGCTTAAACAACAGACCGAACATATAAAAAGTGGTTATTCTGCTATTGATGATGAACGAAAGAAGGATAGCGAAGAACCTTATAAACTCCCTGAAACCCAAACGCCGCTCATTCCATTCAACCTTGTGCCGGCCGGAGGCTCACCTGCCGGTACACAGCCTGCGTCTGCACCTCGAAGCATTGAAGTAAAGGCTTCGCAGGCGCGCAAGAAATGGGAAGTGTTTGCTCAAGTGATGGGCCCGCAGGAGAGATTTTTTGGCGATAAGATGCGGCGTTTCTTTCAATCAGAACGAAGGATTGTAATGAACAATATCAACCGTGTGCGCTCATTCTCCAAAGGCGTTAAAGCCGGTGTAGAGGCAAATATCATTTTCAATGTTAAAGAGGAAAATCTGCGCTTGGCTACAATATCAAGACCGAATATAGATTCAGCTTATAGAAGCGGCCTTGAGATAGGATTCAGAGAGCTTGATGCGGCACTTGATTTTTCTCTTATACAGCCCAATATAACAAGGGCCATAGATAAGCGCATCAGCTTCTTTGCCGAGAAAGTCAACGGATTTACAGTAAAACTTCTCACTAAAGAGATTAACGCAGGCGTGCAAGCAGGTGAAAGCATTGATCAGATAAGCAAGCGCGTAGGCCGCGTATATGATCATTCAGAAGCCTTTAGATCGCGCCGCATAGCACAGACAGAGGTTATAGGCTCGGCCAATGATGGCCAATTGCAAGCATATATAGAAAATAATGTGGATAAGAAAATATGGCTTACGGCCCGGGATGAGAGGGTAAGGGATAGCCATATATCAACAGAGGGCCAAATTGTAGGCGTAACAGAGGATTTTACGCTTGGTAGCGGGGTAAAAATACAATATCCGGGTGATAGGGGCGGCAATGCTCCTGCAGGTGAAGTAATAAACTGTAGATGCACAGTACAGCCCATAGTCGAAAAATAAGGGGGATATGATGGATAGGCAAATTTTAGGTTTTTCAGGTATAGTAAAAGATGTTGATGCAAATAGCCGCACGCTTGTTGCATTAGTTTCAACAGACGTAACAGATAGAATGGGTGAAGTGCTTGATCCAAAAGGTGCGGATTTAAAGAATTTTAAAAAGAATCCTGTTGTGTTATTTGCACATGATCATAGGCAACCGCCAATAGGCCGGGCACAATGGATCAAGAAAAGTGTCAATGGCATACTTGCCAAAGTAGAATTTGCCAAGACACAATTAGCCGAGGATGTATTTCAGCTATTCAGCAAAGGCTTTATGAGAGCTTTTAGCGTAGGTTTTTTACCGAAAGAATGGGTAGATGGCGATGGCAATAAAGCTCCGCGCAGGACATTCACGAAATGGGAATTGCTTGAATTTAGTGCTGTGCCCGTTCCGGCCAATCCAGAAGCGCTTGCTCTTGCGTTAAAAGAAGTAAAAAGCGAAGTGCTTATAAAAGTGCTAAAAGGCGAAAAGAAAAATGAAAAGAAAGAAGATTTAAAAAAATCAGATGAAGATATTGCTGAATACATTATGACACTTGAATCAGAAATCGAAAATTTAAAAAAGCTCCATGAGAACAACCTGAAAATCAAGGACGGCGAGATAGCCGATCTTAAATATAAAATTTATCTATTAACCGTAAAACGTGATGCCACGCCCGAAACTGTGTCAGAGATGACAGGAGATCAGATCACAAAAATGATAGAGGATTCGATCTCTGGAGTCATTAGACAGGTAACCGGTAAGGTATCTTAACAGAGGAGAAAATCATGGAGAAGAAGTATTTGACACAAGAGGAGTTTAATAAACTCCCAAAAGACGAACGCGATGCATACGTTTCAGGTGCAAACGCTATGCAAGCAGCTTTAGATAAGGCTGCCAAAGAAGATGCCGAATTAAAAACCATGAAGATGAAGGACTTCAAGGGGCTGATTGAGGGCATCGTCAGGGATAAGATTTCACCTCTAACAAAGGTGGATCGAAAGTATTGGGCCCTTCCGGGTATTAAGGATTTGGATCTCCTTAATAGAACCGATCCCGTTGCCAAATGGCAAAAAACTACCAAGTTTCTCAATGCTCTCGTACAGAAGGATGTGCAAGCATTAGGCACTATGGAGAAAGATCAGATAGCCAGCTCGCAGCAGAAGGCCAGTTATCTTAATGAAAGCACCGGGGCAGAAGGTGCCTTCTTAGTACCGGAAGAATTTGCTGCAGAGATATTGCGGCTTTCCGATATTTACGGTGTTGTTCGCAGAAATGCAAGACACATCCCCATGAGATTCGATGTTATGAATTTCCCGGCAGCCGGGGGAACGGATGTATCTACTCATTGGGTAAGTGAGGCCGGAGCGATACCGGGCACCAACCCTGATTTCAGGCAGGTCATATTGGTCATTAACAAGTTGGCCACTTTGCCAGTTATGACAAACGAACTATTGGCTGATGCCAATGTTGATGTCATAGCGTATCTATCTGATCTTATAGCCGAGCAATTGGCCAAAGAAGAAGATACTCAAGGGTTAATAGGTGTAGGAAGCCCATTCGTAGGTGTTGTGAACGCTACAGGAGCCCCGACGTATCCGCATGATTCAGGTACCGGTTTCGAAGCTCTATCTTATTCTGATCTGGTCAAGATGACAGCAAGAATAAAGACAAGCGCACAACCCAATGCACGATTCTATTTCCACAGAAGTATGATCGCGCATATACACAGCTTGATAACCACAGCCGGCGCGCCGATATTCCCGAACGCGCCAAATAGCATAGTCGGTTGGCCCTTAGAAGCTGCCGAAGTGCTTCCGGGTGTAACTCATACGGCATTCAGGACAGACGCTACCACGTATGCCCTGTTTGGCGATTTAAAGAAGGCCCTGCTCATGGGTGAGCGCGGCACTCTCCGTATGAAACTGCTTGATCAGGGTACAGTTGGTAATGTGAAACTGGCCGAGCAGGATGCGGTTGCATTACGTGTCATTGAACGTATTGCATTCGGCGTTGCGCTTCCAAGCGCTGTTGTAATTGTAAACTCCTAATTACTATTTTAGTAGTTAGTAGTATTTAATAGTAGTTCATGCCCCGGGCGGTTACCCTATCGGCCGTCCGGAGCATTATATATGGATAGGAGAAAAAAGAGAGGTATGCAATGAGGCAGTTGAAAGATGTTATGGATTTAAGACCGTTATTGATCGGCACTTTGGTTGATAATGCTGCTACGGCGATTGGTAACAGTGTTGATACTCAAGGCTTTGCTGATATATTGGTTATTTGCCAATATGCGGTTGTAGGTGGCACAGCCGATGCACAGGGGCGTTTGACCTTCAGATTCCAAGAAGGCGATGCTGCGGCCAGTACAGGCGGCGACATGACGGATATTACCAATGGTGCGATTATGGGAAGTATGAAGGTACAGACTTCATATGGCACGGCTTTGACATTCCCATTTTTGGCTTCAACCTGTTTCTATGAAAGGTTGAGATTAGCCAATGATGGCGCTGCAAGAAAGCGTTATATCCGACCCATAGCACAGTTGGATGGCACAAGTGGCACGCTGTTTAACTATGCTATAAGCGTATTGCTCGGCAGGCCATATGATAGTGATCTAATTCAGCGCGCAGAAATATTTTCTTCCAACGCTGCTGAATTCACATTACCACAATGGGAAGGTGCATAAACATTGGGCGGGGATTTTTCCCCGCCCCGCATTTATATTATGGATAGAAGGGGAATATTAAAAGAGCTAATTAAAAATAGGTTTAGCGATAAACCTATAAAAGGCATCGAAATAGGTTGTCTTAGGGGATCGGTAGATGGTTACTTATTGAAAGAATTCCCAAATCTTTATTTAGTAACCATCGACCCCTCTCCTGTTTGGCCGGATTTATTTGAAACATGCAAAGGCAATCTATCACGGCTACGCATTATGAATACGACATCTGACGAAGCCTTTAAAATATTAAAAAGAGAATACAATTTTGTTTTTATAGATGGCGATCATTCTTACGATCAATGCCGCCGGGATATATTTAACTATTTAAATCTACTTTTACCGAGTGGAATATTGTGCGGACATAATCTTGGTAGCGGCGAAGAAAAAGATGCGCATCCGGGCGTGCTCCAAGCTGTTTACGATGTATTTACAAAAGAAAGAGTGCATCAAGGTGATGATGCAATGTGGTGGGTGTATGTTTAGAGAATAGAGGTATAACATGTCAAAATGTGTAGAATGTAGATATTTTTTGAGAGTTAACAATAATAACGGAAATGGAAAAGGCAAATGCCGTAGGAATGCTCCAATAATATTTATTCCAAATCCTATAGCATCTACTGATAAATTCAGTTATTCTCAACCAGTTGTCGACGATAATGATTGGTGCGGAGAATTTTCTAATGGCGATTAAATATAAAAATAAAATGATGGGCGAAGAAAAGATGAGGTGCAAAGATGGCACTCGTAGGCACAGGCGAAGTAAAGACTTGGTTGGGATTAAAAGACTCGGACAACGCTCCCAATGCCAAAGTCGCATCACTGATCAATGCTGTGGAAGGATACATTGAGCAGTATTGCAAACGAAAGTTTGAAGCGCAGCTATTCCAAACGCATCCTGATTTCAGCTTCTTCGATGGTATAGGCGCAAATGTGATGTGGACACCGGTGTTCCCCATATGGCGCATTGACGAAATACGTATTGATAACAATCGCGTATTCACTGATCCCGGCACGCTTGTTTCCACGAATGGTGAAAACCTTATCATCTATCCGGAAGAAGGTAAAATCAAACTCGATACTAACTCCGGATTCGGATCGTTTGCTCGAGGCAGCCGGAATGTGCGCCTTAAATATTTTGCAGGCTTTGCAGCAGGTAGCTATCCTGTGCCAATTGATTTAAAGCAGGTTATAATCGAAATGTCGGCCGCTTCCTTTAGTGAAGGCATTACCGGAGTGCATACTGTGGTTGGCCCGCAGGAAAGCCGTGTAATGAATATGCTCCGGAATAACAGCTTTTGGACACAAGTGCTTGATAGCTACAAGAATTATAGCATGATGGCCGGATTAAATCGGGATGTGTTTTAATGTCCTTTGAAATGGAAGTGCGCGGCCTGCAGCGCATGTCGCGTAAATTAAAAGCGGCTACACGAACACAGGTGTTAATTAATGCCTTAACGCTTGGCGCACTTAACATGCAGACATGGATCGTGCGCAATAGGTTATCCGGGCCGCGGCCACAGCATTTAGGTAGGGTTACAGGCAGGCTTGCTACAAGCATATCAGTAATACGCGCAGAAAAAGTGCGCGATAATGTAGTAGCCAAAATAGGCACAAATGTAATATACGCGCGCACGCATGAGTTTGGACGGGATGCTATACCTGCACGGCCGTTTTTAAGGCCGGCTTTACAGGATAGGCAAAACAGGCGTTTTATTATAAGGACATTGCTTAATCGCATGGAGCGCGCAGTGAGAGGGCAAACATGATAGCTGCAACAATATACAATCAACTGGTAGCAACCTTAACAAATAATCCCACATTAGCAGAATACGTAAATAATGTTTTTAAAGGTATGCGGTTTAATATAGAGCCGGACAGCATGCCTTGTATTATGGCCGAAGTCAGGGGCAATAACGAAGTGCAAAGGGATTTTAACCAAGTCAAAAACATATGGCTTGATGTAGATATTATGGGTGTTGTGGCCTCTCCTGCTGATCCTGAATTTGCTATCGTAGGTGATAAACGCACATTCTCGATTGGTGTTCTTGATATAGAAAATGATATACGCGGGGCCCTGCAATCTTCGAATACTCTCGGCGGTAATGCCATAGACTTACAGATCGAGCCTACAATCTTTCAAGATTTCGATTTAAAAAACATATTAACCCGGATGGTAACGATACCTATACGTATATTGTATAGACAAATAGACGGTGTGTAATGCCCAAGAAACAACATAATACTATAGTTGGAGCAGATGCCCACGATCATAATGATTTAGGAAGCCTTGATAGTGGGGATTTTCAACATCTAACGCAATCGGAACATGATGAATTAACATCATGGCTTGACGATGTAACTCTTTCTGATGGCGGCTCAATGGATATAGGATCAGGAAATTTTACTACTACAGGCACAGGGCGCTTTGATAATGGACTTGTAGATTCATTCTCCACGCAAATATTTGACATCGAAAATCAGCAGTTAATAGACGCTAATGGTTCAGGGGCTTTTGTATTTGACAGTAGTAGCAGGTTAATACAAAATACAAGCGGTGTTACAACAGGGAATTTTGTAAATGGACAATTATTAGATGGTTCCAGTGTAGTTAAGGTTTCATGGATTGATGGGAAACTCCATGATAGTTCAGGCAATTTTGATTCAGTTGATTGGCAAAATAGATTACTCATAAACAGTTCTGGTACAACAGTTACAAGTTGGAACAGTAATGCATTAGCAAACGCTTCAGGTACAACAACACTTGATTGGGATAGTCTTAAATTAAAAGATGCAAGCAGTTTTGATTCTGTAGATTGGGGCGATAGACAACTTGAAGCCTCTGATGGTGATGTAATTCTTGATTGGTCTGTTTCGGGATCAGCTAATTTTAATGATAGTGATATTACTACCACAGGCGACCTTAGTATCGGTGGTTCAATAACGGGGTCAAGTGGAACAATAACGGCTAAAGATAATATTCTATTTCATAATGGAACAGATGATTTACGTCTTACATGGCGGGATAATAATATAGCTCACGGCATCACAACAGTAATGGCGACTTCGGACCATGGAAGGCTAGTAACCAATGATGCCGCAGATGGTGGTATGCAGTTTATAGCGATTACTGACAATGATTCTGGTGTTGGTGTAATGAGGTTTAGGGGTATACATGGAGTAGCTAACCCAGGAGATACCGAGCCTGCTTTTAACTTTGTAGCTGATAAAAAGGATGGCACGGGAGTTCAGGCTCTTGCTGCTGCTGAAACGGTACTGGACATTAGGAACAACTCTACTCTGCTTTTCAGAATGAGTGGTAATGGTGATATAAATGCTCAATCAGGAAATTATGTTACAACAGGAAATGTAACTGGTACAAATCTTATTGCAGGCACACAATTACAAGCCGACCAATGGTTGACCGAAGATGGGCTAACGACTCTTTTTAGCTGGACTCCTTCCGATATAGACACAACACAAAATATACACATTAACTCTAATACAGCACAGCTTAAAATTGGGACTACTCCGTTTTTTACATTAGAGGCTAACAATACATTAACGACATTCACTCTTGCCTCTGGAAGTTATACATTTCTTGGGGGCAATGCAGGATTCCAAAATACACCAAATGCAAATGCTATTATTCAGGCCGGAGATACTGCTCAAACTTTTGTTATGAATGGAAACCCTGGCGGCCAAAGCGACAAGATAGTAGC